TGATAAAAGATGGCAACAGAATATTTATACTATTCACGGTGCTGTTGCTATTCATAATAATGTTGCAGATAAGATGAATAATGGTGGTTTGGATAGACTTAATGCTAAATACAAAATGGTTCCTAATGATACTAATAATCCGATCACTAAAAGGTATATGCGTGAATACGAAAAGATGAATGAACTTTTTACAAGACAGGCTGTTAATGAAGTTCATGGTACAAGTCCTTCTGGACAATTAAAAGCAAAACTTGATATTTCTGATCCGCAACAATGGAAAGTTATTGTTAGAGAAACGAACGTTCGACATGCAGGAATTGATGCTCCAGCTTTGATATTTGATCTAGAACATGATGGTTATCGAATTACTTATCAAAAGTATGTTAAACCAGAAGAAATGAAGCAATCTGATCTCGAACATCATGGTGTTAAAGGTATGCATTGGGGTGTTCGTAATAAGAGAAAGACATCGCAAAGAACTACATTTCAGAAAGCACCGCATCGTCTTACTGATGCTGAGTTAACAAGAAGAATTAATAGATTAGAAGCTGAGAAAAAGTATAATTCTCTTAATAGACGAACTGTTTCAAAAGGTGAACAAATAGCATCTGAAGTTTTAACGAATTCTGGTAAAAAGATTGCTACGACTGTTCTTGCCGGAGCTGGTCTTCTTACAATTAAGTTCCTTCTTAAGAAGAAGTTTGTTGGTAAGACATTTAAGGGTGTTAAAATTACACCGAAACACATTGATATAGCAACTAAGAAAATTAAATAGAATAGGAGGTAGTTTTGGCTTTATCAAATACTGCTACTCCTATTTACTATGGTGATTTTCGTGCAGCTGTTATTTCGGGAGAGATTCCAGTTAATCGAGAAATTTCGGCAGAGATGAATCGTATTGATGATCTAATTGCGAATCCTAATATTTATTATGATGATCAAGCGATTCTTGGATTCGTTCAGTATTGCGAGTATGAACTCACACTTACTGATGGAAGTGATTTGCATCTTTTAGATACTTTTAAGTTGTGGGCTGAACAAATTTTTGGTTGGTATTATTTCGTTGAACGAAGTGTTTATGAGCCCAACGATAATGGGCATGGTGGTCACTATGTAAAAAAACTAATTAAGAAACGTCTTACTACAAAGCAATATTTGATTGTAGCTAGAGGCGCAGCGAAATCTATGTATGGTGCTTGCATTCAAGCTTACTTCTTAAACGTAGATACTTCAACTACACATCAGATCACAACTGCTCCTACCATGAAGCAAGCTGAAGAAGTAATGTCTCCTTTTAGAACAGCAATCACAAGATCCAGAGGACCTCTCTTTCAATTCTTAACTGAAGGTTCTTTACAGAACACCACAGGTTCAAGAGCGCAAAGAGTTAAACTTGCTTCTACCAAGAAGGGTATTGAGAACTTTCTGACTGGATCTCTTTTAGAGATTCGTCCTATGACAATCAATAAACTTCAAGGTCTTCGACCTAAAGTATCTACTATTGATGAATGGTTGTCTGGAGACATTAGAGAAGATGTTGTTGGTGCAATTGAGCAAGGTGCCTCCAAGATGGAGGACTATTTGATTGTTGCCATAAGTTCCGAAGGAACGGTTAGGAATGGTTCCGGTGACACCGTCAAAATGGAACTTGCCAGCATTCTTAGAGGTGAGTATCAAGCTCCGCACATTTCGATTTGGCATTACAAACTTGATGAAATTGAAGAAATTGCCGATCCGGCGACTTGGTTGAAGGCAAATCCGAATCTTGGTAAAACTATTACGTACGATGTTTATCATTTGGATGTAGAAAGAGCTGAGAAAGCTCCATCAACTAGAAATGACATCATTGCTAAGCGTTTTGGTATTCCTATGGAGGGATACACTTATTTCTTTACATACGAAGAAACGATTCCACATAGAATTAGAGAGTTTTGGGGAATGCCTTGTGCACTTGGTGCAGACTTGTCACAAGGAGATGACTTTTGTGCATTCACTTTTATGTTTCCATTGCATGATTATTCGTTTGGAGTTAAAACTAGGAGTTACATAACTTCTTTGACATTAATGAAACTTCCTGGCGCTATGCGAATGAAGTATGAAGAGTTTATTCGTGAAGGCAGCCTACATGTTTTGGATGGAACTGTCTTGGACATGATGGAAGTTTATGATGATCTTGATGAATTTATTCGAACGAGTGAGTATGATGTTCGTTGTCTTGGCTTTGACCCATATAATGCTAAAGAATTTGTTACTAGATGGGAAGTTGAGAATGGATCATTTGGAATTGAAAAAGTCATTCAAGGATCAAGAACAGAATCGGTTCCTCTTGGTGAATTGAAAATTTTGGCTGAAGAACGTAAGCTTATATTTGATCAAGAATTAATGTCTTTCGCTATGGGTAATGCAGTTACTTTGGAAGATACAAATGGAAACAGAAAGCTTCTAAAGAAACGTGCTGAAGAGAAGATTGATAATGTATCGGCTGCGATGGATGCTTACGTTGCTTTCAAGGCAAACAAAGAAAGTTTTGAATAAGATCGGGGATAACGTGTATGATGTATATTTAGACGAGAAGTGGAAAAACATTCCCGGTTATCCTAATTATGAAATTTCAAATTTTGGGCGAGTGTATAATGTGCAACATAATCGATTTTTAAAACCATTTTATAAATTTGGTTATGAACACGTTGGACTTTATAAAGATGGAAAATCTAGGGATATAAAAATACATCGTTTAGTGGCTGAAGCATTTATGACAAATTTTTATGGGTTTGCTGAAATAAATCATCTTGATGGAGATAAAACTTATAATTATGTTGAAAATTTAGAATGGTCTACTAGAAGTGAAAACATGCTTCATGCTTATCGAACTGGGTTAAAAATTGCTACTAATAAACGTGCTGTACGAATTATTGAAACTGATGAAATTTTTGAAAGTTTAACTGCTTGTGCTGATTCAATTGGTGGATATCCTGGAGCCATTCGATATTGTCTTACTGGTAAATTAAAATCACATCGTGGTTTAACCTTTGAGTATGTAACACAGGAGGCCTTTGAGTGATTAATTACGAAGATGATGTCGATGATGAAGTAGAAGAATTTTTAGAACACTTTGGTATTAAGGGAATGCATTGGGGTGTTCGAAATAAGCAGCAGTCTCAACATTTTAAAAGAACTTTTGAAGAAAATAGAGCACTACGACGTAAAAGAGTAAGAAAAGAGGCTTTAAAGGCTGGAATAAAAGGGGCTGTTATAGCTTCAGTTTTGGGTTCTCTTTTTGTTGCTGCAAATGTTAAACTTGCACACCCAATGAAAATTAGAGATATGCATCTTTCGGGTGAAACAGCAAAAACTGCTGCTGATTTTATTCGAGCAGAACATGCTACTCAATTATCTTCGCTTACAAGAATGCATGCTGAGGGTAAAATGGATGCTGCTCAGTTTGCAAACTTTTCAAAAATTTTAAAAGCTAGGTATGATAGAAAACTTGTAGATGCTGCCTTAGACAATTTTAAATAGAGGAGGTCTTTGAATGGCTCAAACAGTTGACGGAGAGTATATTTCTGATGAAGAAATTGATAGACTTGGTGATTTTCTTGAACACCAAGGATTTGATGATGAAGGTATTGATGAATATTTTCTAGAACATCATGGTGTTAAAGGAATGCAATGGGGTGTTCGGAAACAGCGTCGAATTGAACGACAAATCAGAAGTCAACAAAGACAAGTTGATAGAACTCGTAGAGTTGCTAGTGGAGTCGGTTCTATTGTTGATAAAGCAACTGTAGCTTCAAGAACTCCACTACATAATTTGCTCACAGAAGGTCTTCAAGGTAGTGCTGAAGAGGAACTTCGAACAGCAGCGCAGTATCAAAAAGATATTAAAAATGGGCATCGTAAAGTTCGTGCTCTAATGTTAAAACTCGGTGGAGTTCATTATATGGCATTGAATTTTAAGTTTAAAGCACCGCCAGCAAAAGTATAATGTAATAAACAGGCATAGGGGAGGTGCTGTTTTAGATGGATGTTTATTTCGACGAAGTTGATGAATTTTTAGAACATTTTGGTGTCATGGGAATGCATTGGGGACAACGTAAAGATCGTGCGCCAGGAGTTTCTAAGGGAACTGATAATCAAGCTAGAAAAGATGCCGAAGAATTTGCTAGAGCGCAAATGTTTTTCGGTGAAGGTGCTGGGACTCGTAGAAAATTGATTCGAAATCGTGTTGATACTTTAAAGAAAAACCCAGATTATCGCAAAGCATTTGAGCATCATTTGAGTCGGCAAGACATGTCTGAGCATGTTTCAAAAGCTAAATCAGAGCGAAAAAGAAAAGATGTCGCGAAAACGACTAAGCAACGGGCCGGTTTTATTGCTAGAAAGCTTACGGGAGAATTCGGAACGCAAGCTGCCTTCACA